AAAAAATTGAGTGCGTTTTTCAGTGGATTAAAGAGAATGATATAGACTTGGATAGTAGTATAAGAAATGCTAGTGATATGAAGAAGTTATATTTTAGTCAAATATTTCAAGATATATTTTTAAATAAAGTTAGTATAAGTGCTTTAAGCAGAGAATCGAATATTGGTTATTACTCTCTTTATAATACAGTACAATTAATCAAAGAAGAGATAAAACAAAAATATGAAAATAGGGACTTTACTAGAGCAAGTATTTAAAGCTATTGGTATTCAATGGATCGTTAAACGAATCTGGGGAGACGATTGTGGGTGCGAAGAGAGACGAGACAAATTAGATAATTTTAAATTTAAGAGAAAATGACACTAGAGCAATACAATAAATGGGAGCAGTTTAGAAAAAAGAAAGAAAATAACTTAACTAGTGCTGAGGTTAAAATGATAAACCAGTACTATGCAGATGTTTATAAAAAGAAATATAAAAATCATTGCACTTGTAATAACAAGATTTACCAAAATATGATTAACAAGCTAAACACTCATTTTGAGAGCATAGAAAAACCAACGGAATGAATATAATAGAGAAGTATGAAAAAGCTACTATTGGACTTCTAAATTTGGACGGTTGGAATTTAGAGTGGTGCGGAGATGAAAATACTTTTTACGATGCTAAAGGCAAAACTCCTAAAGGTAACCCTTGCGTTATAGAAATGAAGTTTAGAAATAAATACTATAAAACTAAGTTGTTAGAAAAAAAGAAGCACGAAAATTTAATGAGCTTACCAGACGAGGTTGTAAAAATATACTTTGTAAATGACCCAAAAGGGAATTATATGTATTGGCTTAATAATCTAGTAATGCCAGAGGGCGAAGAGTTAATGTGTCCTAAGACAACAATGTGGGATAACACTAAGGTAAATAAGGAGACTTATATGCTTACTGAAAAACAAGCTAGTATTGTAAATTGGTATGAAGAAGAGCCAGTTAAGTTTGGGGTTTGGGATGATTACTTTCGAGGTAAAGAAAAATAAGTTATTAATGATTTGTTTATATCGTTCATTTTTATTATCTTTATTTAAACTTTAAAACAAAACAATTATGACACACAAAATTTTACCTAGCGGAGTACACGCAGTAATCAGAGAAAGCGGAAGAGTAGAAATCTACACAGAAGCAGAATGGCAACACCTGAGTTGGTGGGAGTTTATTAAGTTAAAACACTTCAGCTAATGGAGGTATTGAATAAGCAATTATTTGAGGCTAACTTCTCAGCTATAAGCCAACAGTTTATAGAGTGGAAAGAAGCTAAGCCAGAAAACAAGGTACTGGATAATTTAGCAAAATGTTTATTTGAAATATACATATACGCTAATGACTTAGAAATGAAAAACCATACTATAAGCAGACAAGTTAGTAAGTTTAGACACGAAAATTTAGAGTTAAAAATTAAATTACAAAACAATGAGAAATAATTATTACGAAGAACCAGAAGAGCCTACCAATTGTTACCACTGTGGAGACGAAACAAATGGAGACACATACTGTTCAACCGCTTGTAAACAATACGACTTAGAATGATGTCGGACTGTTGTAATGCAGAAAACCTATGGGATACTGGTATCTGTGCAGAATGTGGAGAACACGCAGAATTTATAGAAATAGATTAAAAACAAAAAACAATGAAAACAATTAACAGAGAAGTATTAGAGTTTATACACGAAGAGTTAGAGCTTAGTGTAGATAGAGATGAAGCAAGAGAGCTTGTGGAAAAGTTAGAAAATGAAAATGATTTTTACCAAGAAATTGACGGAGAAGAGTATCGGTTTATACGAGACAGTGAAATATGGGACATATATGTAGAGGGCATACAAGAGATAACAGAAGATGCTTACGATATAAAAGCTCCAATTTGGTTAGCTATTGACTGGGAGAAAACGGCAGAAAATTGTTACGTTGACGGCTATGGGCATCACTTCAATAGCTATGACGGAAGCGAGATAGAGTATGACTTTGACGACCAAAGCTGGTGGATATTTAGAACTAATTAAAAAATAAAAACAATGAAAGATTTAAAAACACAAAATTACTTTAACTTTAAACTAACAGACGATTGGGGTTTGCAAGACTTTTATATTTATGAAGAATCAACGGCAGACGGATATTCAATATACATTGCAACTCACGATATAAATAATATTTGCGTAAATGAGAATGTATATTATAAGGTAAGGGGTTTAAAAGATGCGTTAATAGACCATATTATAGACGGGTCTAGCTTAAACGAAACTATTATTTATGTAGATGACTTAGATGCTTATTACATTGAAGAAGCAATAAATGAGCTAAAGCACTTAATGGAGGAACGAATTAAAGAAACTAAAAGATACTTACAATGGAGAAATAGTAACTAAGAAAATAAAATAAAACAATGAAAGAATTTTGTATAAAAGCAACGACACAATTACACTCTAGTAATGGAGTAGTACACATACAGGCAATAGGATATGATCCAGAGGACGGATACATCCAGATTGAATGGGATGCAAGAGAATTACTGAATGATATACCCTCGCTTTACGCAATGGCTAAACAGGGGTTGAAACAAGAGGATAAATACATTGAAAATAAATATAAACAATTTAAAAAGCAATTATGAAATTTGATTTAAAAATTACTCACTTAGGTAAAACTGACAAAAAAGAAGAGAAAGACGTTTACCAGTTAGTATTTAAAACTTACAATGCAGAGATACAGGGTAAATTTGAAAGAAGCGAAGTGAGAGATTTGATACAACAATTAGATAATGCAATAATATGAGAAAAGCAAAAGCTTCACAAGTACAAAGAATAGCAAACTTAGAAAAAGTTATCTCACAAATGTACTTAAAAATTGAAGCATTTAAAACAAGGATTGACGAACTAGAAAAAAACAGAACAAATGAAAATAAAATTACTGGATAATACAGAACACGAGGTACAAGAGTTGATAGATAATTCATACTCTGACGATTTTTACTATGGATATTTAGGCAAAGCGGCTTTCTCTTCCAGTGCTTTAAAACTATTATTGGATAGTCCAAAGACCTATCACTATATAACTAAGTACGGACAAGAGCAAAACAGTCAAGCATTAAGAGACGGTTGGTTGTTTCATACTATGATGTTAGAACCAGAAAAAATAGATGAAGTAGTTTTTGTAGATGTGCAAAGTAAGAATACTAAAAAGTTTAAAGATGCTAAGATAGAATATCCAGACGTATTTACAATGAAAGAGAAAAACGATTCAGAGCGTTTAGTAGATGCTATGAGTAAGAATCATACGGCTATGGAATTAATGAGAGATAGTGTTACGGAGATACCAGCTATTGGTAATTTACAAGGCTACCCTTTTAGAGCTAAGGCAGATATACTAAAAAAAGCTGGTGGAATTGTGGATTTAAAAACTACTATTGATGTTAAGAATTTTGATAAAAGTGCTGCAAAATACCGCTATTATTTACAAGTCTATATCTATTGTGAGTTATTTAACGTTGATTACAAAGACTTTAAGTTTTTATGTATTGATAAGAAAAATTTAGACATTGCAGTCTGGGACGTTTCAAAAGACTTTTACGAAAGAGGAGAACAAGAAGTAGCTAGAGCTATTAAAATATATGAACACTACAAAAGCGATGCGTTTGATATTAATGATTTTGTAATTGAGGGAACACTTTAAAAAATGGATATAACACAAAAAGATATGTTTAACCAAGAATGGTTAAGAGAAAGAATAATATACTATACAAAAGTAGATGTATTAGACAAAAAAAGAACAAGAGAAAATGTTAATGCTAGAGTAATTTTTTGCAAGATAGCTAGAGACCAGTTTTGGCAAACTTGGAGGCAAATGGGAGAGTATTTAGGAAAAGACCACGCTACTTGTTTGCACTCTGCTAATGGGTTTGACGTTTTAAAAAATTATGAACATAGATTTTACAATGCATTCAAAATGATATTAGTTGAGCTAGAGGGCGAGGAGCTAATAGTTAGACATCACAATTTTGGTTTAATTGATAATCTTGAAGAGCATATTATACATTATAGAGAGACGATTAAAAAAGTAGTTGAAGAAATTAAACAAGAAAAAATATTACAATATGAAAATGTTACCGATTAGTGAGGTTAAGTTAAACGACAACAACCCAAGATTTATTAAGGACTTAAAATACAAAAAGCTAGTCCAGAGTATAAAAGAGTCATCACAATTTATGATGCTAAGAGAATTAGTCTTAGACGAAAATAATGTTATTATTGGTGGTAATATGAGGCTTAGAGCTTGTATTGAGTTAAGGTGGAAAAAAGTTCCTACTAAGACTTTTACAAGAGTTATGGCAGATAAAATGAATGATGAGGCTTTAGCAGAGGGAAGACTACCAAAAACCTATGAAGAGTATTGTGCTGAGTTTTTAATAAAAGATAACCTTAGCTATGGGGAATGGGACTACGACCAACTATCAGTGGACTATAACCCTATTAGCTTAGATAATATGGGTATGGACTTAAACCCAGCTCTATTTAAAGATAAGGACGACACAGACGATGATACAATAGACGGAGTTACAAATGAAAAGTTCAATGATTATACTATATATTTCAGCAATGAAGACGAGTTAGAAATATGGTATGGTTTTTTAAAGAAATTAAAGAACAACTTTAAAGAACACGAAAACATATCTCAAAGAGTTTTAAGTTATATTGCAGAGGTTTACGAAGACAATAAGATATCAGACAGTAAAAGAATATTAAAGTTTATAGAATACGATGTAAATGGCAACTAAAGAAGATTTAATATACGAAGATAGAAATGTTTACGAAGCAGCGTTAGACAGAATTGATAAAATATATTCTAGCCACGATGAAGTTTGGGTAAGTTTTTCTGGAGGTAAAGATAGTTTAGCTATGTTAAAGCTAGTAGAAGAGTACTTTGAAAAGGAGGGTTACACTGATAAGATAAATGTAATATTCAGAGACGAAGAAACGATAAACACTCCTGTAAGAGAGTTTGTATTGAGCTTTATAGATAATCCTAAGTATAACTTTAAGTACTATGCAACTCAGCTAGAAAGTGAAATTTATATTTTAGGAGAAAAACGAAAGTATATACAGTGGGACGAGAACAGAGATTGGGTAGTACCTAAGCCAGAATGTTCTATCACACTAAAGGGAGTTTACAACCAGTATAAGTTTGATAAGGTTTTGTATGAGAAGAAAAATAAAAGAGTTTGTACCCTTGTAGGTATTAGAGCAGATGAAAGTTTAATGAGGTTTAGCGGAATAACAAATAGTAAGGTCTGTTACTTAACTAAAAACCCAGAGCTTAAAAATGCTACACTAGGTAAACCAATTTATGACTGGAAAGAAAAAGATATATTTAGATACTTTTATGAAAAAGATATTGACTATTGTAAGGTCTATGATATGCAAATCTTTAATAAAGATAGTCTCCGAGTGGCGACAATATTACACGCTGAAGCTGCTAAACAATTATATAAAGTTAAGACTTTAGACCCAGTACTATACAATTCGGTAATAAATATATTCCCAGAAGTAGAAGTACAAGCTCGATACTATAAAGATGCGGTTAAAGGAAATTCCGAAAAAATTGCGTTATTATATAAAGAAAAGGCAAACGGAGATTGTTGGGGAGCATTATATATGTATATTGAAGAAAATATTACAGACCCATATCAATACAAACAAGCTATGCTAAGAGTTAGTAGTGCTAGACAAACTAGAAATAATAATAGTAAACAGGGAAACATTTTTGGTGGATACCCAGCAATGTATTTGTTTTCAAAAGTAATAGGTGGAGCTTATAAAAGAGAAATAATGCCAACATCATCACAAAAAGAATCGTACTTTGAGTTTGAGAATCTGTCAAATAGAACATAGTCTAGTTTATAAGACCTTTGTTAAAGAACTACGTTCAAGCAGAGTGGCGATAAAAAAAGAAGACAATAAAACACAATATTTAGGCTGCTATCTAAATGATAGATTAGTGGGGGTTGTTGGATATCAGAACATAAACGAAAACCACATTAGACTAAAGACAGATTTTGTAAGGCTACAATTTAGAGGTAGAAAGATATACTCAGAATTGTGGGAATCCAGAATAAATCGTATCTTATTAAATAAGCCAACAGTATTGACTGCTTATTGTACTGAGATGAGTTTGCCTAAGTATTTAAAAAGCGGCTTTGAAGTACAGTCAGTTGGTAAGAACGGTATAACATATGTAAAACAAAAAATATAACAATGAGAAATTACAAACAGTGGACGGCTGAGTACCGTAAAGAATCACTCAAACTAACTAACAAAGCTAAGAAAATGGGTTGGATACCTCAGCCTAATAAGTGTAGAAGATGCGGTCAAGAAGACGGTATATTACATTTACACAATGAAGACTATACAGTTACTCACGAGACCCTTACTGATGTATTTAATCGTTTCCCTATCCAGATAACTAAAGAAGAAATAGAGGCGGTAAATCAAGCCTTAGAGCCTATATGCTGGAGATGTCATATGATGCACCACTCAAAACACAGAAACGCTAAGGCAGTAGAGGTATATCAAGACGAAGTGAGACGAGGTAAAAAATACCCACCAGTTTACAAACACGATTTTTCAATATTAAATAGAGACCATAATGTATAAACAAGACCCAATTTCAAATGTGAAATGGATAGAAGTAGAAAAGCTAAACGCTAACGACTATAATCCTAATGTAGTATTAAATAAAGAACTAAAACTATTAGAGCTAAGTGTATTAAAGAATGGCTGGATACAACCAATACTTATTAATAACGATAACACAATAATAGACGGATTCCATAGATCATACCTTTCTAGGAATAGTAAGTTACTTAAAGAAAAATATAACGGTAAAGTACCTTGCGTTGTAATGGAGTTGTCGGAAGCAGAACGTATGCTATTAACTATTAGAATAAATAGAGCTAAGGGTAATCACGTTGCTTTTAAGATGCACGAGATAGTTAAGGCTTTGGTTGATAAGCACGAAGTTAGTATGGAATATATACAAGAAAGTATAGGAGCTACTAAGGACGAGGTAGAATTACTCTATAAAGACGGAGTATTCGATGCATTAAATATTAAAGAACATAAATACAGTAGAGCGTGGAAGAGTCCAAAGACAAAGTAAACAACACGACAAAAACAACACACAAGAAAGAAATGTTCCTTGTCGCATTAGAGAAATCTCTAGGAATAGTATCACAAGCTGCAAAGACAGTAGGAGTTGATAGAACTACACCTTATAGGTGGGCGAAAGAAGATGAAGAGTTTGCTGATAAAATGCTAGAAGTACAAAATGTAGTGGGAGACTTTGCTGAAACAAAATTATATGAACTGGTAAATGATAAACACCCAGCAGCGGTAATGTTTCTTTGTAAAACTAAATTTAAAAACAGAGGTTACGTTGAGAGAAACGAAATCACTGGAATAGACGGAAATAAACTAGATATAAATATTGAGGTCATCTATCCAGATACAGACAAATAGCGTCTTTAAACACTTAGACACTAGTAACAAAAGGATTGTAGTAGAACAAGGGGGTACTAGGTCTGGTAAAACCTATAACATACTTATATGGATAATATTCAAATATTGTATGATTAATACTGGTAAGATAGTTACAATTTGTAGGAAAACAGGCCCGAGTTTAAGAGGGTCAAGTATGAGAGATTTCTTTGACTTACTAAATAAACACAACCTTTATACAGAAGAACGTCATAGTAAAAGCCTAAACGAATACAAGCTAAACGGTAATTTAGTAGAGTTTGTCTCTTTGGACGAGCCACAGAAAATACGTGGACGAAAGAGAGATTTACTTTTTATAAACGAGGGTAACGAATTAAACTGGGAAGACTTCTTTCAGTTAAACATACGTACAAGTGATAGAATAATAATTGACTACAACCCCTCAGACGAATACCACTGGTTATATGACGATGTAATAAATAGAGAGGATTGCGACTTTCATATTACAACATATTTAGACAACCCTTTTTTAGACCAGAACTTAGTAAATGAAATTGAAAGGCTAAGAGATACAGATGAAACTTATTGGCAAGTTTATGGTTTAGGACAGAAAGGAGTTAGCAAGTCTGTTATATTCACACACAGTGTAGTAGATAAAGTTCCAGAAGATGCAGACTTCATATCCTTTGGTTTAGATTATGGTTACTCTAATGACCCTACAACGCTTGTGGGTATATGGAGAAAAGATTATGATTTATACATAAAGGAGTATTTTTATCAGACTATGATGACTGGGCAAGACATACACTACAAGTTTAAAAGCATAGGCATAAATAGAGAAATGATATGGGGAGATTCGGCAGAGCCTAGATTAAACGATGAGCTTAAACGTATGGGTTGGAATGTAAAAGGCAGCATAAAAGGTAGAGATAGTGTGAACGCTGGTATTGATTTACTGAAACGATACAAAATAAATATTACAAAAGATAGCACTAACGCTATACAGGAATTTAGAAACTACAAGTGGTTAGAAGATAAGTCTGGAAAATTAACAAACGTTCCAGAAGACAGAAATAATCACGTTATTGATGCGGTTAGATACGGAACTTACAGTATCATAAGTAAACCAAACTTTGGCAAGTATACAATATCATAAAATCAATAAATAAGACGTTATAATAATATGAACATTAAACTAAATGTACCAAACAAACTTAGTGAGATAGCATTATCTGACTATGTGAAGTATTTAAAAATATTAGAGATAAACGAGAAAGACGAGAATAGCGATATTTTCGTGCAACAGAAAGTTTTGGAGGTATTTTGCGGAGTACCTTATAATGAAGCTTTAGAGTTTAAAATGAGTGATGTATCTAAGATAGTTAATATAATAAATAATACTTTAAGTGAGCAGCCTAGTTTGGTTAAGTCTTTTAAATTAGGCGATACAGAGTTTGGGTTTATACCTAAGCTAGACGATATGAGCTTTGGAGAATATATAGACATTGATACAAACATAGGGGACTGGGACAATATGTATAGAGTAATGAGTGTTTTATATAGACCTATAAGGCAGAAAAGTGGAGAGAAGTATTTAATAGACGAATACAAAGGAGACTTGTATCACGATGCAATGAGGCAT